CCGGTCTTTGCCGTCGAATAATAACGAACCGTCAATCATGGAATCCCGAGGGAATATGGACGTGATTTGTTGTTGTCCCGAAGAATAGATACCGGTCGGAACATTGGTCGAAATCGACGACCAGGGTGCCCGTTTTGGATTGGTCCAGTTCGTATAGTTATCCCAGTCGTTCGTTAAGATTTTATCGGACCGTTGGGCCGAAAAGACTAATCGCGTAACCAAATTGAACATCGGGATTTCCACATCCGAGTTTCCTCCAAACTGGCCTTCTTTGTTTGCGCGTCGTACCGTTTTGACGAGTACGGTCGTATCGGCTCGGGCTACTTGGTTCCATTCGGACTCCGAGAGATAGATGAAGTTTCCTTCTAAGAAGGGATTGGGAAAGAAGGTGGTTATACTTGGAATACTGGGTGTACCATCGGTTTTGGGTGGGGATAAAAAGAGTTGAAGTTTGTTCGTGTCTGAACCGTTCGGTTTGATTCGTTGTCCGTAGGTTGCGCTCGCTGGATTGACATCAATGACGGTATATAAATCATTAACGTTACGGAAGGTAATATTGATAAAGACTTCCGAGTTTTGTAAAGCGGCTAACGGTAACGCTAACCCTGGATTTTCACAGAACCAAAAGTGAAGAGGAACTACGAGTTGCCGGCTGCGAATACTGGGTTCCGGTGTAGTGGTTTGGGGAAGATTCGTAGGTAACGTAAGAGGAGTAATCGCGTGAGGATATTGATTTTGACGGTCGTACGTATTGGCGGGATCGTAAAGTTCCGGAACATTACCCACCATTTGGTTGACTACTAAACGTTTGTTACGGTCGTGGGTAAGATAGGAATAAAACTTTAACCATTCTCCGGTTAAGGTTTGTATCGTTTGTCCGTTCATCACTAAATCGATATGGTCAATCATATTGTAGCCAATGTTTTGGATCCATTGGAACTCGTATCCGATCGCATTTGCCCCGTTACCAGATTGGTACCCCGCAGGAAGCGTACTTCCTACATTGACTAAAGGAGACCAAATATCGGGTAACGTGAATAATAAATACGTATCGTGAAGAAGTTGCGCATACCGATCAATGCGACAGGATAATGTTCGGGTGCCGGTTGAAGAGAGTTCTAAGTTCGAACTGGTAAAGGTCATACGAATCGATTCCATAGCAAAGTTAGTATGTCGGCGATATACAGCACGAAAATGAGTCATGGATGGACTTCCATTCACTAACTCATTTTGCGCACCAACAGCGACAAGTTGAAGTAAGCCACCTGGCATTTATATCTTACATACCATCTTTCTTCGTAAATACAGAACCGCTTTAATAAGGACTCATCGGAAGATAGATATCGCGAAGAGTTTGAAAGTTACGTTCATTTTTGGTAGCAAATACCCCTGGAACTCCGGATGTATTGCTACAACACCAGTTGTCAAAGGAAGTTGCGGTAACCCTGGCTGTTGTTCCAAAATTAGCTGGAACAATCACTCGTTGGTATTGGGTTGCGTTATTGGCTGCTACGGCTGTATAGACCGAGTTATACCGTTTGGCTTGCGGAGGAGGAAGCGTATAATAACTTTTGGCAATCAATTGACGTTTTCGTCTTGTTAAATAATCTTGTGCACTATTTACTTGCATCTTATTTATACACAAGCAACATTTTGTCTATAATGCGATTCGTTCTTATCAGTACTCATGTCGATCAAACCACCGGGTACTCTAAAGTGAGTTATAATCTATTAAAACAGTTATCCACTTTAACTCCGAAAGTGAAAGTGTTTCATTACGGATTCCAACGCAGTCCACAAACCACAAACTTACGCAAACTTCCCGCAGGGATTAATGTATACGATGCGGCAATGAACGAAGAACCCAAAGAAGAAGGATTTGGATTTAATAAAGTGTACGAATATTTGGATATGGTCAATCCGGATGTTGTCATGATTTATAACGATCCCTTAATCACCTACCGATTTATCGAAAGTATGAAACATGATCCTAAAACATCGTCGTATAAACTTTGGATTTATTTAGATCAAGTCTACGAAGGGATTGCCCAACCGATCATAGATAAAATCCGAGACCATGCGGATCGTATCTATTGCTTTACCGATTATTGGAAAACCAAACTCTTAGAATACGGAACGTGTAAAGATGTACAAGTCTTAGAACATGCGGTAGATCCAACGGTATTTAGTAAGTTAACCGCCGAAAACAAAGCATCGATTCGTACTGGGTTAGGTATTCCAACAGACGCAGTGGTTGTATTAAACGTAAACCGAAATAGTCAACGAAAACGATTAGATTTAACGATTTCCGCTGTCGTGGAAGTATTACGACGTAAACCCGATGCAAAACTCTATTTATTAATGGCCACCAATATTAGCCCCCAAACCGGAGCCTATTATGATGTTCCTCGTATTATTACCCGTGAACTTCAAAAAGCAAATCTTCCCGTGAGTTATGTACAACGATTTGTACTCATCGATACGGCTCCTCCGAACGTTATTTCGGACGAAGGCATTAACCAGTTATATAACGCTGCCGATATCGGAATGAATACCTCCGATGGAGAAGGATACGGCTTATGTCAACTTGAACATATGTATACCGGTGCGCCCCAAATCGTTACGGATGTCGGTAGTTATCGAACGTTTTTAAACGAAACGGTAGCTACGTTTGTGAAACCGTTTATGGAAGAATACTTTGGAGGAGCCATGCCGTTAGGAGGATGGTATCCCAAATTTTATCACATGGATATTGCGAACGCGATCGAACGAACCATAGAAGAACTTCCTACCCTTCGAGAAGCAGTTCAAACCTTCAACTTCAAAACCTGGTCCTCGGTATGCGATGGGTTATTAGAACATCTCTTAGATGCTTAAGGAATAATCCAGGTAATACGGTTCGGAGTTTCTAATCGTCCAACTTTTAGTAACCGTTCATTATCTTCAAACGCTGGACCATCAAATACTTCTTTCGTTAACTTATCGATCAAAAACAACATTCCTTTAATCGTGACTTTCGTTAGCGTACGATCCCGTTTGGTTTTGTTTCGTTCGTACGAGACGTCTAACTCATCATTTTGAATATTCGGATTGAAGGCTAAATCTTCTCCGGTAACATTACTATCAAAACGCATACAGGTAACGACCGGCTTTTCGCGACTATGAAGTTTACGATGAATTTCGCAGTCGACGGCAGCTTGTTTTAATAATGTAGATACCCGTTTATTGGTCACATCTTTTTCGTACGAGATTTCGTAGAGATGTTCATCCGTAGTCATAAACGCATCGACTATCGGTTCTCCTTCGTATTGTTTACGGGTTGTATCGTTACGCCGAATCTGTACAATATTCGTGGCATCTTCGGGTAAGATTTTTGCTTGGGCATCCGAAAATACGGTCACGTAAAAACTAACCCGTACGGTACGTTCATCCTGCGGAAGACGAGCATGGGAACATAACCGAATCGCCCGACCAATCACTTGATCGTGACGGGCAGGATTCCAGTGGGGTTCAATAATATGAACGTGACGCACATTCAATAACGTAATCCCTTCCGCCCCGGCCGAAGAGGCCATAAACAAACATAAAATCTTCTTTCCTCGTCGTTCGACCGAGGCTTTTAAACTGGGTGGAAAGTTAGATTCGTATTGACCGTTAAAGATTTGTCGGGTATAGTCTCGGATATTTTCTTCTTCTTTTCCGCTGACTCCCATGTAGACCGCATATGCTGGTTTATCCGACGACATTTCGGGATCTTCGACCCATTGCCCGTTTTCTTTAATAATCTTATAGGGTTGCCATCCGTGGTAATCCAAGATTGCCGCAAAGATACCGGCTCCTTCTAAGGATCGGAAGTTCGAATAGACAAACTGATTATTGTAGGATTGGTTCGATACGTTGGTATTTCCCGATTCTCCTAAACTTGCTTGGACGTTTTGAAGCACCCGTAATAACTTGGGACTGGAATCTTGTAAGGCTTCTTTCGTTAAGTATTTTTTGGGATCCATGCGGATTCGTTTAAGGATTTCTTCTTTATCCAGCACTTCTACCTCCTTTTCTACATTTTCTACCGTTGTACGGGTTTTCTTCATTTTAATCGTCTGCATGTCTTCCGGAATCATATAGGTACAGGCTAACCGGGAGTTTACGCGGTAGGATTTCATGGAATCATCGGTGGACGCAATGGACGCACGTTGTTTACCGGCTTTCATTTCTTCGGTCCGTACGTTCAAATAATAGTTAAACTGGGGCGAAGACATTTCCACCTTTTCTAACATTTTATCGTCAAGAATACGTTTCGGTAACATACGTTCATCCGCACCTTTGAAGTACGATACTAATCCTTGAATACGACGTTGGAATAACGCTGGATTTTGATTTGTAATCCGTCTAAGAACTTACTGGCAAACTCTTCGTAATCGCTAGGTAGACATTCCAGTTTCTCTACCGTTACCCGTTCCAGATTGATTTCGGCACCGCCAATTTCCGTCTCTATCTTGGTTTTCCATGAACTCACCCAATCCGAAGGAGAATAAATAAAGTTCATATCCTTGACATATTGTACCGCCGTTCGGTCACCTTTTTCGTTGTATACGCTTCGGAAGTTGGGCGGATTCCGAGTCAATAATACGTATTTCTTTAACGTATTGTACTCAATCGTATCCACATCAGGAAGCATACGAAACGCGTTCGTCATTTTCTCTTCATCCCAGGTAGGCGTGGCTTTAAAGGGAACAATAATCCGTTCAATCGGACCGCGTAATAAGTTCATCAAGAAGGCGATTTCGTTCGCACGGTTAATGACGGGTGTACCGGAGAGG